ATCTTTTGGAGCTACAAAAGATGCGGCAACTGCGTGTTCAAGTAATGTGTCATCAATAAAAAACTTTGTTGCACTCATCAAATTTCTCTGCACAGAACGTCTAGCAAATTCAGCTTGCTTTCCTTTCATATATGCTAGACCTCTTGTGTTACCTTGTCTGCGTTTTGGATCATTGAAAGAGGCAATCACTGCATTAATAAAATTGCCATCTAAATTTAGAGGATTGGTGTTCTCAATACTTTGTAACCAAGTTGTATTATCTTGTTTACTATTTAGACGTTTGTTTTTCTTTTCCCATTTATTCATTCCATATCCTTGTTTGGTTTCGTGGTTATATAACAAGACTAATGCTTATGTTTACCAAAGTCAACCCCTTTTCAATGGTTTTCATCCATATTTTGATTTTCCTAACTTTCTGGTACTCACTTTTTTATTTTTTACTTTCTTTGAATTTCTATATGACAATTTATCTCTTGGTATTGGTTTTAGCCTAAACTGTTCCTCTATAGATTTTTTTGGCTCATACCATTTGCTGACATGATCTATACAGTAATGTTCATCACAATTTACAGAACTGACTATTGCTACTTTAAAACAAAAACTACATTTCATTTTTCTTCCTCATATATTTCCATTTTTACACAATTTTTCTTTTTGACAATTGGATCGCGAGTTTGTCCAAGCAATTGAGCTATGAATACACAACTTTCTTTTGTGGGGAACTCTATCTGTCGAAGTGTCATGTCCTCTGTAAGATAATCATGCACAAGTATTAAATAGAGGACATATACAACTTTCATAATCCAAATAGTTCAAGTGGCATCAAACAACTATTACGGTCTGTCCACAATGAACTATCCCAAGTTTCACAACCAAGCAAAAGATTGATTCCTAAAAATACAATGATAAAGCCTATCAAAAAAGCTAATAGTAATGATGTAAAGGTTTCTATTATTCTGCTCATTTTAACCTCCGTTTATTATTGAGTGTCCTCTGCCCTCTAAACAATCCGTCAAGAATAATTTGTTTTCTGGTGGAAGATTTAAAAATGACAATGGCATACTTTTGACTATGCGTTTACATTCATACAAATCCCTTTCATAATATTGAGCATTTTTGCCTGATGCTCTCAAATCAACTGTAGGATTACCGCAAGATGCTATCAAAAAAGCTATTAAAGTAATCGTGGTTTTTTTCATTTGATGCTCCTAAAATTCATAATTTTTTATGCAATCATCAACAAAAGATTTGAACTGGTCTTCTGTCAAATATGAATTTTGTGATTTATTGGTGGTCATTATTACTTGGCACTCATCTAAGTCATCAAACATAACATCAGAAATTCTATAGATGTTATGCCAGAGTGTTCCATCAAATTTAGGTCTATAAGTGTAACCTTTATGACTCCAACATGGGGAGTGTCCAAACCTATCATATTGAATAATAGAAGTCATTATTGCACCCTTTCCCAAGTAATCATATCCCAACCATCATTATCTCGTTTTTGATCAGTTTGGTTGTAGTAAGTGCCATGTTGATGAATGCGTCTGGCTTGCGGTGTTAGATTAAGCATAGAAAAAGCATTTGCTCTATCTACTCCTGATTTGGTATCAAGTTCTAAATCATCAGAAGAAAGCTCAAGCCAAACATGAACGACTTTATTTTCCTGATTGGTTAGTTTGACGTGGTATCGTGGTTTAGTTTTCATTTTTGTTTTTCCTTTAATAAGTGACAAAGCATTGCCACTCTTGGGTTGATTGTTTTATTGCCACTTTCAAAATGAGCAATAATTGATCTGTGTGAGTAGCCCAACAAAGTTGCTAGTTTCTGTTGGGTCAATCCCATTGATTGTCTGAACTCATACATTTCATCTTTGGACATTGTAGCTTTCAATCTGATACTCTCCTTTCATGTATCACTCTATGTTCCGCTTCAGCATCATCAAGTTTATCCTGAAGTGGTGTAATGATATCAGCAGTGATGTTATCAAGAGCATCAATGGTTTTTGTGAGAAAATCAGGGTTGTAAGCCATAGCACCTTTTTTTTGCAACTTCTGTGCATGGTGAATAGCATCAGTAATTTTTCCTCTTATCTCTAGTAGTATCCATTGATCATTTTGAATATCATCAGTGGTTGCTTCTGTTATATAAATATTATTCATTTTACTTTGTCCTCTCTTTTTTTGTAATGTAAGATTATAATAAAAGGTTACTAACGTCAACTTAAAAAGTCAAAAAAAACACAACTAACAAAACCGCCCAAGATATGGCTAATAAGTAGTGTCCAATATTTGCGAAACTATCCATTGTTTACCTCCATCACAGTTCCGTTTCCTTCACAAGTTTCACACTCTTCTGATTGTGTTCTTGTATCATTGCCATCACAACCCACTTCATAATAAAATGTTCCTTGCCCCTCACAATCAGGGCAAGTTACATCTTTACAATTTTCAATATAGGTAGTCATTAAGCAATCTCTCTTTGAGTCCAACCATAATTGCATATCGATAATCTTTTTTGTTCTACTGTTACAGATTGTTCAGTCCAAATCTGCTTTTCTGTTTGAGTCCAACGATAGCTTCCCATTGCTCTCTGCATAATTCTCTCAGCAGTTTCAGTCCACACTAGAGCATTTTGTCTTGCATAGACCCATGCCCATATTTCTCTTGTCAATACAGAGCCTCTTTGGTTTGTGCCAATAATATGACCAATTTCATGCAAGGCAGAAACATAGTATCCAGTATTTTTTGTGGGTCTTATTGTGATACACCTTGTGCTTGGATAAGCAACGTATCTAGGTGTTTCATCATGTAATGATTGGTATTTAACTGTGATATTATTCACTGCACAAAGTTCTTGTATGTGTAGTGCCATATCAATTCTTTTTACAAGTGGTCGTGTCATTTTACTTTCTCCTATTGGTTTATATAACTAGACTAGCATAGCCGTTTACTAATGTCAACAACAAAAAAACAATAAAAGTGAAAAAAATAAAAAAACCCCCTAGACTTTGGGGGTAAGTAATTGAACAGGGAGACTGGTAAGGGAACTTTTTGGAACTGGTTAAGATTCCAGTTTTAGATTATCGAGCAGACTATCAAGTTCCCTCACATCCCATACTACTCTACCCCTTGTGATAGGTAAACCTTTTTTTATCTTTCCTTCTACAATCATTCTTCTAAATGTAGAAACACTGACTCCAATGTATTTAGATGCTTCTTTAATATTTAGTCCTCTTTGTATCATAGTTTTGTCCTCATGTTTGCGGATTGAGTCTGCCACGCATTTATCTTTGCTTCCTTGGCAGAGCGTAAAAATTTCATTTCTTCATCTTTAAAAATTGCTATCTGTAAGGCTTTCAAGTGCATCAAGTATCTTTGGTCTGCATAGGCTTCTCGCTCTTGAACTGTGACAGGCTTATCAATGTGTTCCTTCATGATAAGAGCTTTCAATGATTTTCTATACTCCTCAAGGTGTTTTCTTTCTGCAACTCTTTTCGCTGATTCAATAGCATTGTCTTGTAACCAATCAACTGCAACTTGGATATCATCATCTGAAATCATATGTATGTATTCCTAATTAATCTTTTGCACTCTGGGCATTGGATAGAACTCCAACCCATATTGTAAATTGCAATTTTATTTTCACACCTTTGATTATTGCATTGAAAAATCAATGGCAAAAATCTAAGGTCATCTTCTTCATCTTTTTCATGGTGTGGACTTGCGTACCAGATTCTTTGTGCCTGTTCTTGACCAAACTCTCTATACCCAACCTTGTAATCAAAGTAAGCCATTTCATCTCCTCGTTTATGAAGTTCTGAATGGTGATGAAAACACAATGGTATTACATTTTTATCTGATGACCTCAAGCCAGTACCCCTATGACCAACATAAGGTCTGAGCAAATGATGTACTTGAACACCATATCCTCCAGAACATTCGCCTAAATGACTAAGAACACAAGGCATCTCTGAAACATGGTGAAGATGTTTTTTATTTTGATATCTTTTGCTCAAAAGCTACCACCCTCATTTTGCTTATTAGTCACCTCAGTCCAAGCCTTATTCATTTCATCCATACGCTTAAAGTCAGCCGTTTTGTTTTCGTTTTTATCATTACCACCAGTATTATCAGGGTCATACTTTTCACTAAGTTTTAATGATATATATTTTGCACCCTTTTTGCTGACGTTCTCCCATCCAGATAATTGAAGATTAGTAAAATCAGGAAGTGGGTCATTGAATTGTTTACCGCTCTTTACGAATGGTGTTCCTTCTTTTGCGTCAGCATCTTTTTCATACATGGCAGAAACCTTGATATACAAATCCATTGGATTTCTTCCTTCATTGTACGCACCTCTGTTTTCTTTTTCTACCAACATGATACTATATTTGTTATCATCAGCATCTTCACCAACTGTCAAAGTGCCTTCCCATGTTCTCAATGAATCATTTGAAATTTGCCTTTTGGCAAACAAGATACCTTTGTTGTCATTGTTGTATTCAGTCATTTTTTACCTCTTGTAATTCTTTAACTAATTTTTTCCATACCTCATTGAGTATTTCGTCTATACTTTTATCCATTGAATAAATCCCCCTGATTTGTATTGTCTTTAGTGTTTGCCTTCCAAGGTATATCAACAAGTTGGTATTTTTTGCCAAAGTGACCAACGAATTGACCTCTTGGTTCTAAACCCTCAAGTTCATGTGTTTTCAAAGTCATGAAGTCATCATCAAAAGTAACTATCAATCCACCTTTCTTTTTTGCCTGATTAAGTTGGTAATCTCTTATTGATGCAAACCTTCCTTGCCACAATTTTTTTACTTTAACTCTAAGCATCTAGCAGTCCTTTCATTTCATTTTTCAATTCACTTGGAACATCATCAGCATCTTTGATACTGTTGTATACTCTTTGAATTTCTTTTTTATTGTCATCAATTTTAAGGTTGTTTTCTTTTTTTATTTCACTCAACCATGCCTTGCCATTGGTATATGATGCAAATGGTTTTCTGGCATTATTGAATACTCTAAAAGGCTTTCCAACTTTTGAAAAATCTGGTTCTGGTAAAGCTTGTTCGTTTTTAGTTTCTTTTATTTTTGAATTTGTTTTGTTGCCATCGTCATCTGTATCTTCATCTGCTTCGAGTGCCAACATTGCTTGCAGTTGATACCTTCTCATATAGGTCATTCCAGAACCAAGTGCCTGACTTCCTTTTTTTGTATCATCAAGCATAGTGGTTTCTGAAGATAATGTTTCACCAGACTCTTTATGTAAAATTTCTGTTTTCAACAAATCAACCACCTTGTCACCAACAACAATAACTCTAGTTGTCCATGAAACTGATAATCCTTGCTTTTTCAATCCTTCTTGGCAACATTCAAAAATATCATCAAGGGTTGAATATTTACTTTTGAAAGCAGGGTTGTTACCAGACTTTTGTATTTTTTTAAAATCTGCTCTTGCTTTTTCTATTGCTTCTTTAACTTTCAATGATTCCATCATCTAATCTCCATATTTCCGTTGCTACCTTTTTCATCTCATGTGACCAAATCCAATCGTCAACATTTGGGTATGTAAGCATTCTTGCACACTCAATGGTATCATCTGAAAATGACAATACGTTATTCAAGGTAAGGGTTGCGTGTTCGACTTGCCTCAACCAGTGAGCAATATTAGTCACTTGTAATGAGGTTACGTCCTTCGTGGTGACGTTATCAATAAACGCATCACGTTCAAGTGCGTGTGCATAAATTGATGCTTGACGGCAATGAGCTTGCGTCAACCTACTAACAGTACGTCCAACTGTTTTAGTATCTCTTACTTCATTTTCGTAAAGCAAATCAAAGTAACCAATGAAAGGGGTTTTAAAATTACCAATCCTTGTAGTTATCTTTCCTTGTTTTGCTTGTGGTTCTTCATCAATGCTTCTGTAAAACTCTGCTCCAGATTTAATATATTTTGGGATTGCAGTTTTTTCTTTATCAGCTTTTACTTCATCAAACTCATCTGAATATGATTTTTGTTCCTCAAAAACTGTTTCAGCAATTTTTGTAAGGTGTTCATCTGAAAGGTTTTTGTTGAAAGCAACCTCACCAATAGCTTTGTCAACCGCAGTGCCTCTCCATGCAGAAGGTCCTGCATTGTCTTTGTATCCTGCTATTCTCAACAGTTGTAATGATGGGCTATATATCCACCCATTGATAGTTGATGGGCTTAAATAACTTATTCCATGTTTTTCAAAAACTTCATTCATATCAAACCAAAGTATTCCATGTTGTTCCATATTATATAAGTAAAAAAAATAATTTACAAGGGTTATTTCAAAAAAGCACAAAAGATGGTATTAAGCACCATGAATAAATTTAGAGCAATCAAAACAAAAGTTGATGGTATTACGTTTGATTCAAAACGTGAGGCGGCAAGATATTGTGAATTAAAACTTTTACAACAACATGATGCAATCACAAATTTAGAGTGTCACCCAAAATTTGATTTGATTGTGAATGGTAAAAAGGTTTCAACTTATATCAGTGATTTTAGATATTATGATATTCTAAAAAGTGAATGGATAGTTGAAGATGTAAAAAGCAAGATAACAAAAACATCAACCTATCGCCTTAAAAAGAAGATACTTGAAGCACAAGAACCAAGTGTTATAATTACGGAAATCATGTAGCCATAAGGCTCGCTTGACCTAAACAGGTCTAGGAATAATACAATAGACCCTTTAACTATATCAGCCGCAATATCTACTGCGACAGCCGCCTTTGGTGGGATAAAGAAAGCGTTCATGGCAGGCAGAGAACTTGATGCGATGGCAGGCGATTTATCAAAATGGATGGGTGCAGTATCAGATGTTGTGAACATTGAAAAACGAGCAAAAAATCCACCGTTGCTGAAAAAATTATTTTACAAAGATTCAATAGAATCTGAAGCTATTGAAGCATTTGCCGCTAAAAAAAAATTACAGTCTCAAAGAGATGAACTCAAGACTTTCATAACTTTCAGCTATGGAACTGCCGCTTGGGATGAACTACTTCAGATGGAGGGAACAATAAGAAAGAGAAGACAGAAGGAGGTCTATGAAGCACAGGAGAGAAGGGATAGGTTCATTTTTTGGGTTGTACTTATTCTTATTTTGGTCATTGGTAGTGGTTTGCTTAGTTTGTTTGCCTATGGGCTATACGTCCTTGATAGCTCATGAGCATTACTATAGACCCACGTTAGAGAATGGTGATTTGACGATATGTAGATTGAAAAAGATAGAAAAAGCACATCAGAACGCAAACGGACAAGATGCTCATGCTTGGTGGTGTCTTTATGAAGGAGCAAATGGATCAGGTTTTTTGGAACTTGTTGATTCATATAGGCAATGTCCAAAAGAAGTTGTTTGTGAATATGACCCAAAAGAAAAACCGCCAAGTGTGAAAGATATGCTAAACGCAATGAAGGAGGCATTTAAATGAGTGAAAAAAAATTTCAAAAAGATACTAAATTCAAAGACTATGATTTAGACGGTGATGGAATAATCACAGACAAAGAAATAGCAATGGAAGAAAGAATGATTCGTGTTCGTGACATGGATAAAATGGCAGACCAACAACGATACATCTGTTGGGTTTCTTCTATTACATCAATAGGCTTGATATTGTTAGCAATGAGTCCACTTATCCCTGATAGTCGTATTGAGATGGTCACTGCGTTACTAAGCACCTATGTCGTTGCTAATCTTGGCATAGTGTCCGTTTTTATGGGTGCAACTGCTTGGAGTAGAGCAAAAGAAAATGGTCATAAGTAAGTCAGTAAACTTTCAATCAATAGCTTTGGGAGTTTATCTTTTTATCTGCTTGTTTGATTTTGTTATAGTACCAGTTTGGTACGGAATAAACAGACCAGAGATTTCTGGTTTTATATCAACACTCAATACTATTGAAACAGAAACCGTCCAAATGGAGCTGATGCGAAAAATGACAGACCACCATAGTCCTTACACATTGATGGGTGGTGGTTTGTTCCATCTTTCTTTTGGTGCAATATTAACTGGCAGTGTCTTGAATAAAAAAGATAAGTAAAAAAAATGGTTGAGCTTTTTACGACTCAACCAAGTTTATATAGGATAACTTGTAAAATGAAATTACAAGTATATCACATATTTACACATTGACAAGTTCTTTAAATGGTTTTGAAGAAATCCATTTTGTTACGTCAAGTTCTCTTTGCCACATTGTTACGGCTTGCGTATCATTACCAGTTTCTTTAATTGGAAATCCATTTCTTTCATCAGCGTAAGATGCGTAATTTGTGAAAGCACTATACAAGGAATAAGCATTTTTACCTCTTACGGAAACTTCTTGTTCATATAATGAAAACATATTTTTTGCTTGTCTTTTTGACTTCATTACTTTTTCCAAAAACAGTTCAGCATCAAGTGATGCAGTAGATATGTTTGCCCATCGTTGCAACTCCTCCGCATGACTGTAAAAACTTTGTTGAGAAACCATCAATTGTTTTTCAAAATTCTCAATAGAAAAGCCACTGGTATTTTTTCTTAATACTTTATCATGCTCACCTCTTATCATTTTATTTGTGCAAAAAAATGAAATCTGACCAAAGACTGCAAGGTTACTACACAAGCCATCAACACCATGAAGGGCAATGATTCTTTGTCCTATTTTTTCAGAATGTTTTTCAGTGTAAATTTCATAGCTAAGATTTGGTAAAATTATTTCCATCATCATAAAGCCATTTCGTCTAGCAGTCTTGAATTTTATATCTGCATCTGCCAAATGCTCATTTGGTATTGATTCATTTATGGCAGAAAAAATTGATTTAGCAAAAGTATGGTGTCCAACGCATTGATAGTTTGAACCAACTACATTGAGATACTCTCCAGTTTTTTGATTGAAAACGTATTTTTTATTTGGAACTTTACATGGCTCATAACCAACATCAAAAACAAGTTCCTCTGGTAACTCAATATTTCCGTCCACTGTATTCACTATATCATAGGGCATTTTATCTCCTTTTCTGGTTTGTTAAGTCTTACCTATCTTTAAATATATAGAAGGGGTCTTTTTTTTCTTGAAGCTCAATATCTTGTTTAAGTTTTTCTATCTGAGTTTCCAGATCTGTTTGTTTTTTATCAAGTATCTTTTGTAATTCATCTTTATTATGTGATAAAAAAGATATTTGCATCTCAAGATTGTTCATTAATTTACCTTGTAAAAAAAGCAAATTACACATTTCTTTTGAAGTATTCATTTTACTTTTACCTTTCTGTTATAATATAGCTTTTAGTTTTTTTGTTGTGGTTTCAAGTTTCTGCACTTTAGCAAAAACTTCTTTATCAGTTTCACCAAACATTGTGCCATGAAAATGAAAGTCTATAAAATCTTGTAACGCATCTTTTTTAATATTAAGTTCTTTTGATGTTTTCTCTAAATTTCTATTGTTAGCATCAAAAACTTTAAAAAATTTATCTAATAACATTTTACAATCTCCGTTTTATTTATATAACTAGATTATACTAAATGTTTAATAGTGTCAACAGAAAAAATAAATAAATAAAAATATCTTGTAAATTTTTGATTACATAACTAAAGTAAAAAAACCACGAAACTAAAAAGGAGCGACCATGAGTTGGCAAGCATTAGCTTTTGTTGATAAGCTACAACCAAAACCAAAACCTATTGAACAACTTATTTTGATCTATATGGCACAATGGGCAGACGATGAATTTATGTCATACCCAAGCATTGATACACTTTCAAAAAGATGTAATGCAGATGCCAGAACCATAAGAAGGGCAATAGATGTTTTGGTGGAAAGAAAACTTATAAGAGTTGAAAAAAGATATTTACCTGATGGAAAGCAAACTTCTAACAGATATTTTATTCTCGTTGGGGGTGACAAAAATGAGGGGGTGGGGGTGACAAAAATGTTACCCAACAATATAAGAGATATAAATATAAATAAAAAACAAAAAGGGGGTGACAAATATTCAAAAGAATTTGAAGAATGGTGGAATGTATATCCACAACGACCAAACAGTTCAAAATATCAAGCATTTCAATCTTGGAAAAAAGCAACGGATTTGCATATTGATATAAGAGATTTATTTTTGCGTACTTGCAAATTCAAGCAATTATGCAATGGTAAAGATAGTAAATTTATTCCTCACGCATCTACATGGTTAAACCAAAGAAGGTGGGAAACAGTGGGGAATCCAAAACCACAAGCGACAAATAAAAATAGTTTAGCAGGATAGTAAAATGGAAAAATTAATTGAACAAGGTATAAGACTAAAGCATTACTCTATAGGAAATCAAAAAGTTACTTGTCCAAAATGTTCACACGCAAGAAGAAATAAAACAGAGCCATGCCTAAGTGTGACTATCAAACCTGATGGTGCAGTTTGGAAGTGCCATCACTGTGAATGGTTTGGGGGAGTTGGTGATGGTTCAAAAAAAATGGAATACAAAAATTACAAAAAACCACAGACACCAATTAATAAAGAATTACCAAATGGCAGTATTGAATGGTTTGCAAAGAGAGCAATATCAAAAACAACTATTGAGCAGTTTGGAATATTTAGGACTGAACAGAGTTTTGGAAATGGAAGTGAGGGTGTTATTGCTTTTCCATATCACAAAGATGGTGAATTGGTTAATGTTAAGTATAGGACAAAAGACAAAAAGTTCAGACAAGAAAAAGATGCAGAGAGAACCCTTTTCAATATTGATAGATTGAAAGCACATTGGGAAACTAGTGAAATAAAAGATGTTATATTTGTGGAAGGTGAAATGGACGTACTTTCACTTTATGAAGTTGGTTATAAAAATGTTGTTTCACTTCCAGATGGGGCATCAAAAAATGCAAGGTTTGATGAATCTGATAAAAGATTTGAAGCTCTAAAAAATTGCACTTGGATAAATGATGCAGATAAGGTTCTAGTTTTTACTGATGAAGATGAAGCAGGGAAAGCATTACAACAAGAACTTGTCTATAGGTTTGGAAAAGACAGATGTTCCATTGTTCCCATGTCTAGGGGTTGTAAAGATGCCAATGATATATTGGTTACACAAGGAAGTGATGTTCTTAAAAGATGTATTGAGTTGGCAGAACCTTTTCCCATTGATGGGGTTTTTACTGCCAAGAATTATGAGAGAGAGGTTTTTGATATATATGATGGGAATACACAGAAGCCAGTATCTACTGGATTCAAAAACCTTGACCAATATTACAAAGTGATGCCAAGCACCTTCACAGTTGTTACTGGTGTTCCTAATCATGGCAAAAGTAATTTTATTGACCAGTTGATGGTAAACCTTGCAAGAAATGAGGGGTGGAAGTTTGCTATCTTTTCTCCAGAGCATAGCACACCTAATCACATTAGAAGGCTTGCTGAAAAAGTTGTAGGGCAACCATTTGATTTAGGTCCAACGGAAAGAATGAACAAAGATACATTGCGAGAAGCACTGAAATTTTTAGATAAGCATTTTCATTTTATTGAGTGTAAAGACAATATACCTTCTATTGATTGGCTTCTACAAAAAGCTAAAGCATCTTGTGTTCAGTTTGGGGTTAAGGGGGTTTTGTTTGACCCTTACAATGAAATAGATAGCAAAAGAGATGGCAACAAAAGAGAAGATGAGCATATCAGAGATTTAATTAGTAACTGTAAAAGTTTTTGCAGGACTCACAATGTTGCAATGTGGATGGTGGCTCACCCTTCCAAGATGCAAAGGAATCAAGATGGGGTAATACCAGAACCAAGTCTTTATGATGTGAGTGGTTCTGCACACTGGAATAATATGGCTGATGTTGGTTTGGTGGTGCATAGAGATTTTGAGAATAATGAAACCAAAGTAATTACAAGAAAGGTAAGAGAGCAAGGATTGTATGGAAGTATTGGTCAATGCTTTTTTACTTACAATCTGGCAAGCCATGTATATGAGGAAATTGATTCAATAGAGCCAGTAAATTACTGGAATGAGCATAATTGATAGAATTACACCCTTAAAATTAAACGCTCAGTGGGGTAAACTGATTTTTATGTACTAGACTAACCCTAAAAAATGATGTAGATTACCCCTGATGCTCCTATTGGTTTGGTGGCTTCGTGGTTTGAGAGGGGGTTGTTAGTAGCAACTCCCTTTCTAGTTAGGAGGTTTTTTGATTGATATTGTTAGTCAAGAAATAATTTGTAATCATATTGTTAAACCAGATGATTCAAGCAAGGTCTTGGATTTCAACTGTCAAGAAGGTGATTTCATCACTATTTTACAACTTGAGCCAGATCAATACATTGGAGTTGATTTTTCACAAAACATAAACACTACAAAAAAAATATATCCAGATTACAAGTTTTTAGATTCATGGATTGGTAAAAGTTTTATTAAGGCAGATATAATCTGTGCATCATTTTATGATGGTTGTTTTTTTGACTTTCAATATTTGCCAAACATTTTATTTGATAACCTTGAATATCAAGGAGTATTTTTTATCATTGTAAATACACATATTGGTGAGGATAGATTGTTTGATATCCAAAATAAAATCAGAGAAAAAAATATGTCTTGTGATTTATGGGGTCTAGAATATTCCATGCCAAAATCAGAATATAAAAATTTTGAGCAAAGGTTTCTGGTTCAAAATACCATGACACTTTCTGGTGAATTAGATGGTTGTAGATACTGGATCATGTCAGGTAAAAGAAAAGATACAAATGTAATAAGCCTTCAAAAGGTAAAAAAAGAGGGGGTATAAAAGTACATAGAAAGTCTTTACCCCCCCTGAGCGGTTAAATTTCAAGGGCTTAAAATGTCATTTATTGATACAAGTTCAGTATTTCTGAATCTTCTGGGGATATGCCCTTCTGAGTTATCATTCTGCAAAGAGTGCTCTACTGCTTTATCCAGATAATCTTTTGGCAATCCAAAGTCATTATATCCTTGCATAATACTGAAGTAATACTGTTGAGGTGGTCTAGAGTAACCAGATCTATTCATTGTATAAGACATAAATCGTTTCTTTCCATCTCTGAAATATTGTTTGCCATATAGAGTTGGATATCCTTCATAGCGGTCTAATGCTTTCTCACATCTGTCCGTTAGCTCCCAAGCTCCAACTGGAACCTGAAAGCCCTCTGCTTTTTCAATATCTGCGACACCCTTAAAAACCAATCTCCAGTTTGGCAAAAAGAATTTCCCAAGTGGTTTTGCGTCAGGGCATCTGATGCTCATTTGCTCTTTGTTAAGGTTTGATCCGTATGCTAAATAAATCATTTTCATTTTGTTTGCTCCTATGATGCGTTTGCGAAATGGTTGGTTCTGGTTTGTAAAAAGCTCTCCACCTCTGGATCAACTTGATTATATAAGCTATCAGTGGTTTGATTAGTAAATTGGCTAATCCAAGTTGTGAAGTTTTCGTTTAATTTGTTGGTGGCTCGCTTTTTGCTTACACCTAAATTATTGATAGTGTTTTCATTGTAAAATGTAAAAAGGGTTTCATTAGTCACCATTGCTTGAAAGTTGTTATCTGAATCTAAAACCTTCCAAACACCTCTTGACCCATATACTAATTTGTAACCAAAGCCATCAAGAATTTCTCTTACCTCTCCAAATGCTTTGGAGGAATTAGATGAGTATGTAGAAAAGTTGCCAACTGTGGAAGTATCTGAACTTGCCACTGTAAAACCCATTAAGAATTTTACCCAATTTGAAATCTTTGTGTAATCTGTAGAGCCACCATGTTGTCTGAACTCAATGGTTTGATGCTTGGCAAGTGATCTAAGGTTTACACTATAGTATTTATCAGGGTATCTTCGCCCTAATTGGTAAAGTGTATTTGATGTATCTTGTTGTAACCAATTTTTTAATCTTACAACATTTTGAGCCCATCTGTTTGTTCTTCTTGATCTGGGTAAAAAGCCATTGATGTATGCAGAAAAATCACCATATCTTAAAGCAACTTTTTTTGCGATATTGCAAGTCATATCTGGGTGATATAAGTGTACATGAATGCCACAAGCTGAGGTTATGCTCAAATCATTAAGTGTATTTACTGCATCACAAACTTTTTTCAACTCTGCAAAACCATTCGCAACTGTTAAGACTGGTGAAACAATTTCGCCACCTAAACCTTCACCAGTGCTATAATTGTATCGCTCTGAAACTGTTGCATCTGTGGTTACTCTCCAAACACCACTTGGGTGTCCACCAGAATATCCAATCATTTTAGCATTGATGCCTGCATTTGTAAGAACACTTGTTACTGTACTGTTCCATACACCTTTGTATTCCATCTCAACACCAAAAGTAAAATCATCTTTATTTAACATTTACAAAATCTCCTAGTAATATTTTTTACCTTATATAAACAGACTAGCATTTATGTTTAACACTGTCAACAACAAAAAGACCTTTTTCACACTTTTTTTTAAAAAATTTGTGTTTTTTTTCTGTTTAATGTAATATTCAGATACCTATGGAGGTAAATGGAGTTTCATATGGAACAATGGGCGGCAAATTCAGTTGAAAAACGGAAAGTAGAAGATTTAATTCCTTATGATAGGAATCCAAAGCAACACCCTGATACACAAATTGATGAGTTGGTAAATAGCATTCAACAGTGGGGGTGGACAATACCAATTTTAATTGATGAAAGTGATGTAGTTATTGCAGGGCATGGTAGATTATATGCGGCACAAAAGATGGAAATAAAAGAAGTTCCTTGTATTATTGCAAAAGATTGGTCTGAAGATAAAAAAAGAGCCTACGTTATAGCTGATAACAAATTGTCTGAGAGGGGTGATTGGGACAATGCAGTTTTGTATTCTGAATTAAAATCCCTTAGTGATGTTGATTTTGACTTATCACTTATTGGAATGTCTGATGTTTTTAGCCAAATGGATTTTTCTCCAAATTTAAGCCCTGATTCAAGTTTTTTAGAAACTTCATCAAATGATTTTGCTGATGCTCAAAAAGCCATTGATAAACAAATAGAGGGTGCAAGCAATGAGAAGCACAAAGATGGTATTGAAGTTATTTGCCCTCATTGTGCAGAAGAATTTACAATATCAGGATATTAGATGCTTGAACATAAACATCTTATGTTAATGGCTGATGTAAATTGTCCTCCAAGTTCTTGTGAAGAAATTGAATATTGGATGTCAGGGTTAGTAAAATCTTTAGGCATGAAAGAGCTTATACAACCAAAGGCAGTTTATTGTAATAAAGAAGGAAATGAGGGGGTTACTTGTATTTGTGCCATTGAAACATCTCATATAGTTTTACATAGTTGGGATGGTCAAGTGCCACAAAAAATACAACTTGATATATATACTTGTTCTAAACTTAATATTGTTTCTGTTTGGGAAAAGATAAAAAGATTTGAAGCATACAATATCCAGTACAAATTTTATGATAGAAAAAATGGATTTAAATTACTTAATTGCAATGAAGATAAGAGAATAGAAGAAAACCTTAAATCAAATTTTTGGCATTTTGCAAAGACTATGCCACAGATTCCACATTGGTACACAAGAGCAAGAGAGTGGGAATCTTTACATCAGTTTGCTGAAGCAGTTGATTTAATAAATAGAAAAGGTGTTATAGAAAAGTGGGGGAAAGCATCTTATAAATATTATTATATTGATGAGTACAAATACTGGACAATGGAAGAAGAAACCGTACCAAGTCATAAGCACATTTTGATAAATAGGGCAAAAGCATGATTACAGAAATTGGAATACATAGGGTTCAACATGGTAATATAATGAATGGAATTGAAAATCTTATGTCAGGTTTGCAAGCTGATTTCATATACTCTGATCCCCCGTGGGGTCAAGGAAATTTAAGGTATTGGCAGACAATAAACAATAGAATGACTAATGCCAATAAAGAAGATATAAACTATTCTCAGTTTCTTAGTTATTTTTTTGAAATTATTTTTAAATATTCAAAAGATATGGTTGTTTTGGAATATGGCTGTCAATGGAATAGTGATATTAAAAAAATGTCTGAAGATGTTGGTTTCAAACACAATGGTTCTACTGTTTGCTTTTATAAATCAGGCTCTAAAATGAAGCCGTGTGACTTGCACTTTCTGAGCAAAAAAACTGATATAACTTTAACAAATGAATTTATTAGTAATTGCCAAAAAAAAGAAGATTTAAAATTAGTTGAGTATATATTTGACTACCTAAACATAAATAAAAGTGGATTGTGCCTTGATCCAATGTGTGGCATGGGATTTACTGCTCAAGCGGCAAAAAACAGAGGTATGAGATTTTTTGGGAATGAGCTTAATAGTAAAAGACTTGAAAAGACAATTAATCGTTTAAAAAAATGAAGATATTTCTTAATGAAAATGTATGGGAAGCAAGTCTTAAGAGAATAGAATATATTTTTGATGAATTTAAAAATGTTGTTATTTCATTTTCTGGAGGTAAAGATTCAACAGTTACTTTGGAGTTGGCTTTAATAGTTGCAAGAAAAAAAAACAGATTACCCCTAAAAGTTTATTTTTTAGACCAAGAGGCAGAATGGGGTTCTGTTATAAAATACGTTAAAAGTGTTATGTATCGAAAAGAAATTGACCCACTTTGGATTCAAGTTCCAATTTTTTTGCCAAATTCAATTTCTCAAGAAGAAGCATTTTTAGTTACTTGGGAAGAAGGTAAAGAATGGATGCGAGAAAAAGACCCCATAGCAATTAAGGAAGGTCATGTTTTAAAGGGTAAAGCAGAAAAGGAAGCAAAAACTGGGTATTGGTATACTTATTTCGTAAAAAGTTTAGATCAGCTTTTCCCAGATGAGCCTTGTTGTTTTTTAGCAGGAATGAGGGCAGAAGAAAGTCCCCAAAGACTAGCAGGATTGACAACTGGTCAAACATACAAAGCTATCACATGGGGAAGAAAGTTAAATGAAAGAAAAAAACATTTTACCTTTTACCCTATTTATGATTGGGCAGTAAGTGATGTTTGGAAATCAATTCACAATAATAATTGGGATTATTGCAAAATTTATGATGAATATTTTAGATACGGATTGCCAATAAAAGACATGAGGGTATCAAATCTACATCATGAGTCTGCAGTCAAGAGTTTATTTTATTTGCATGAAATTGAAGGAAAGACTTGGGAGAAACTTAACAAAAGACTTGATGGAATTAATCAGGCAAATCATTTGGGCGTTGATGAGATTTTGTCAATAAAAAAATTGCCATTTATGTTTCCAAATTGGAAAGTTTATAGAGATTTTTTGACACAAAAACTTATTAAACATCAGGCACATAGAGATATATTTGAAACAGAGTGGAGTAAAATGGATAAACTTTATGATGAGTTGAGAAACCCAGAAGAAATGTACAAAAAACAAATTAAGTCATTGTTAGTAAATGATATTGAGTTTGCAAAACTATCATCGTATCTACAATCTCCTCCACTGATTGTTTATAGAGATTGGAAAAAGGGCTTGCTAAAAAGAAGGGTAAGAAATCCATCAACACTGAAACAAGTCAAAGAAAAGTATTTAATAGAAGAATATGGGAGAATACGATGAAATCATTTTCAGAGTTTGAAAAAGAAAACTTACAAAGAATTTACGATAAGGAAGCAGAAGGGTATGATTCTCTTTATAAAACAAAAATAAACTATGTTGAGGACAATATCATTGCTGATTTACTTAGATCAGAAATTTCAAGCAAGGATTTTATTCTTGATATAGGTTGTGGTACTGGGCATGGAATTTTGTTAGGTGGCATAAAAAAACATCAGTATTTAGGAATTGATTTATCTTCTGGAATGGTTGAGTTTGCAAGAAAAAAATTCCCAGAACATTCTTTTGAAGTGTGTGATATGTTCAAATACTCAAGTGAAGCAAAGTTTAGTATAATTCTTGGCATATATGGTCAAGTAAATTATATGGGTGCAGATAGCTTTTGCCAAATCATTAAAAAGTTTGGACAACAAAATGTGAAATATTTATGTGTGGTATATTCAAACGCAGGAGATGACGATTATGGATATACAAAAGAACATCAAAGTCATTACTTGCCAAGTGAAATCAATAGCATATTCAAAAGCCATTTTCATGAAAGTTTAGTCAAGGGGTTTTCCTTTCATAGCATAGGCGATCACTATTTAAAACAAAAAGAAAAAACATGGACTCATCAGCTACAGGACGGATATGAAAATGAATATAAATATATGATAGTAAGTAATTTTGAAAGTTTAAAAAATGACATTTAACATTGATGATATTCTTGAAAAAATAAAAAAATTAAATGAGCAAGAAAAAATAGATGCTATTCAAAGTATCTTTTCTCAGTTACACAAAGCAAGCCCTTTGGTTTCACAACCAATTAACAATGTCAGATGGGTAGATATTGATAAAGTTCAAGCAAATGATTACAACCCAAACAGTGTTGCAAATCAAGAAATGTCATTGCTATACACATCAATATTGCATGATGGATACACGCAACCAGTGGTCACTGTTTATGATGAGAAGATTGACAAATACGTTATTGTAGATGGCTTCCATAGATATTTTACTTGCAAAACAAACAAAGATATAAATGAAAGAAATAAAGGCAGATTACCAGTTGTGGTTTTAGAGAAAAGTATCAATGATAGAATGGCATCAACAGTTAGACATAATAGGGCAAGAGGAAGGCACTCTATTGGTGGAATGTCAAATATGGTTTTTGAAATGCTTGACAATGGTTGGGAAGATGCAGATATTTGTAATCATTTAGGAATGCAACCTGATGAATTGTTAAGACTTAAGCATATAACTGGATTTTCAAAATTATTTGAAGATGTAGAGTACAATAAAGCGTGGACAACAAGACATCAAATATTGCTGAATAAAAAAGAAAAAATGAGACAAAGTGATAACGGATAGCATGAGCAAAAAACTTACAGAAGAATTAAAAATAAAGATAAAGACAGAGTTTGTTGAGGGCGTAATTAATGAAAACAACATTCGTCAATATCCAACTATTGAAGCATTATCAAAGACTTACGATATACCAAGAGCGACAATTTACAGACATTCACAGAAAGAAGAGTGGCAAATAGCCAAAAACAGATTCCAAACAAAACTGGAGCAGAGAATCTCAGATGCTAGAATGAAGGATATGGTTGCAGAGAGTAGAAGGCTTGATACAAACTCACTACAGATTGCTCAAGCACTATTAGGCACAATTGCACAAAAGATGACAAAGGCTAGAGACAGAGAGCAGAATGAGCCAGAATATGATGGTTTAAAACCGCATGAACTTAGAGAGATGTCTACAGTTGCCATGAACGCACAGAGGATTGGTAAGTTGGCATTAGGTGAAGCACAAGAAATATCAAAGGTATCAGCAAATGTTGTCAACACAGATGAGTTCGAGGAGGTTCTTAGATACCTTGACGAATTTGCCAAATCAAAATCAAGCAAGGGCAACCACATTTATCAATAAATGGTATTCTGAGGCAAGAAATGAACAGATAACGCCATCAGAAGAAAAGGGTAAATGGAATATTTGGCTTATTTTGGCAGGTCGTGGTTGGGGGAAGACAAGAACAGGAGCAATGGATATTGCTGATTATGCTCTTAGAAACCCAGAAGTACAAGTAGCAGTAGTTGTCCCCACATTTGGAGATTTACGCAGAGTTGCATTTGGAGGAGTATCAGGAATACTTAAATTTATTCCCAAAGAATGTTTGATGTCAGGAAGGGGTCAGGGGTATAATTCTTCAAGTCAGGAAATAAGATTATATAATGGCTCAAAGATTATGGGTTTTTCAGCAACAGAACCAGACAGATTACGAGGTCCACAATTTCACAGAGCGTGGTGTGACGAAATTAGTTCTTGGTTTTACCCAGAAACATTTGACCAATTAATGTTTGGTCTTAGATTAGGTGATAACCCTCAGTGTGTTATTACAACTACACCAAAGCCCACACCACTTATCAGAAGTCTTACAAAGCGAACAAATATAGTTATTACAAGGGGAAGCACTTTTGAAAACGCTGATAACCTTGCTCCTGCCGCATTGCAACAGTTGAGAGAAAAATACGAAAATACAAGACTTGGTAGACAAGAGCTTTATGCAGAAGTTCTTGATGATACGGAAGGTGCATTGTGGAACTATTCCAATATTGAAAAAACAAGAATAATAAAGCAAAAAGCACCAGAAATGCAAAGAATACTGGTAAGTATTGACCCTGCGGTAACAAACAATGAAGGGTCAGACGAAACTGGAATTATAGTGGCAGGAAAAGGAATTGATAATAGATACTATATTTTAGCAGATTATTCTGGTAGAATGTCTGCGGATCAATGGATGCGAACTGCGGTCAGATTGTATTATGAATACAAAGCTGATAGAATAGTAGCAGAAGTAAATAATGGTGGAGATTTGGTTGAAAGACTGCTAAGAACAATAGATAGAGATGTTCCTTACACGCCAGTCAATGCTTCAAGGGGTAAATTGGTTAGGGCTGAACCCATTGCGGCATTGTATGAACAAGGTAAGGTTTCGCATTGTGAAGTGTTTAGAGAGTTAGAAGATCAATTATGTTCATATTCGTTAGGGAGCAAAAAGTCACCAGATAGATTAGATGCCTTAGTTTGGGCTATCACAGAACTTAGCCAGTCCAAAGGGACTGCATTTTGGAGAGTAAGCTAATGGCAACAATCAGACAAAGAATAGCAAATTTTATAAACCCAGTAAAAGAAAAGAAAGAAGCACCACAAGTCGTTTTGAATACGACAACAAGCTACTATTACAGGAACGACAACTATCAAAGTTATGCAGAAGAAGGGTACAAGCAGAACGCAATAGTTTACAGGTGTGTCAATGAGATTGCTCATGGTGCGGCATCAATAGGTTGGAGAGCGTTTCAAGGTGATATTGAATTAGAAGAACACCCTATACTTACTCTTTTAAATAGACCAAATCCAATGCAAGCAGGGGTAGAGTTTTTTCAATCTTTATACAGTTATCTACTTTTATCTGGCAATAGTTATGCTATAAAGTCAGATGTGGGTGGTCTTCCTAGGGAACTTTATCTTTTACGCCCAGATAGGATAAAAATAGAGCCAAGCAAGACCTCCACACCAAAAGCATACGCCTATATTGTTGATGGCAAGATTCTCAAGTATTATGAAGCTGATCCGCTTACAGGAGAGTCAGATTTAAAGCACATCAAAATGTGGAATCCTCTTGATGACTTTTACGGTTGTAGCCCTCTGAGT